TGCATTTTCAGCCTGTACTTTTAACTCTTCATCTTCATTCATGACCAAAGAATTAGTCAATAGTTCTACAGTTGTTTTAGCAGATATGTCTTTCTGTTTAAACAAACTAAATACAGTATTACCAGTGTTTAACAATGTTACAGTTATCTCACACGCGTTACTAGCATCATCATTAGACACAAGTATAGACTTTACAATGGCTGTGCTCTCCGCAGGCACAGTGTACAAAACAGTATTGTCTGTGGTTGTAAGGTCTACTTTTGAATTTTTAAAACTATTAGACATTATGAAAAAAAGAAAGCCTCCTGCTCTTGTTCATCTTTTAAAACTTGTTGATAGCTGGTATTTAATTGTTCTACCACACCGGACACAGCTCTGTTAATTTGTCTTTGTGTGCTAACTTCATAATCATCTTTAGGTTCTGGTAATCTAACAATTATTCTTGACATTATCGACCTCCGTCTGGTTTTACATCTAACATTAAAGTTCCATATCTCCAAGACTCGTTTGCCGCTGTGTTTTCTATCTTTACACTGACATATCTTCCTCTAGCTCTTGTGTCTTTTTTAGTGGTTGATGATGTAATTGTAAAAGGACTGTTTGTAGAAGATGTTTCTGTTTGTGACGGAAATCTTTTTACAGACAGAGTTACATTTGCATTACCATTTAAATTTTTAAAATCAGGTATAAAACGACTTACAGATACAAATTTATTACCACCCCCACCTTGATCTTGTAAATCATAGTCGTATGATTTTATGTTTGATGCAACGGTGGTTACAGTGCCATCTTCATTTACTTGATCTGTGCCTATCTCATGTTGAAAGTATTTTGTTTGTCCAAGACCAACCTCACCTTGAACCACAGGAAACGTGCCCGTGCCTGTTGTATCAAACTTAGTTGCATATGGTCTTTCATATATTATTGCATCCATCCACGAGCTTCTTGATTCTGTTGATAGTGCCCACACGCCTCCAGGAATATTAGCTGACTCTGCATAATTGTATGATACACCTTTATTATTAAAATCACTGTCAGCTGGATACCACCAAACTATTTCGGAAAATAAATTATTAAGACCCGCAGCAACTTGTTGTCCTTTTGTTTTATCTAAATTATCAAACACTTCATCCTCTACACCACAAGGCAGTGTTTTTACCGTTCCATCATACAGTAAAAAACCTTTTGTGCTCATCCAGTATGCAACACCATCAACCTCTACAGCTGCATTACGACCAATTAGTCCACAGTTTGTGCCCACTTGTTCAACATTAAAATAAAAAGGTGATCCAATATATTTCATTGTGTACAAGGCATTGTCAGTAAAAATAAGAATAGTTTCTTTTGCTTTTAACGCTCCTACAATTTTTGTGCCGTCCTGTAATCTAAGTGTGCCAGCTGTGTTTGTAGAAGTAGGTGTAAATGTATTTATATCCTCCTGCACAGAAAATCGTATAAACATATCGTCTTGTGTTGATGGTGTGCCTATTGTTGTTTCTGTTCCAAAATGTATTAAGTGTCTGGTGGTGGGTGATATAAGCGTTATCCTCGATGCAGTAGGATTGTTACTTGTAGAAAAACTAGTTGTGCTTTTAGATGCCCTAACTGTCAATCTGTTACCAGCAGATGGGTTCCAGGTAAATGTTTCACCATTTGCAATTGTTGCAACCAACACCTCACCAAAATTATCTAAAGACCAAAGACCCGGCTCTAGTGTTGTTTGGTCAGCTGGTAAAGCTGTGCCCCAACCACTAAAATCTGATGCGTCGGTTACAGTTGCTCCATTTGAGTGTGCAGCAGCTGTTGTGCCAGAAGCCCCTCTTGATAGCCCAGTTAAATCATTACTAGATTTACCAGAGTATGTAATTAGTTCACTACCTATTTGTATGGTGCCTGAGCTTGGAAAAGCAGTTGCACTTGTAAGAGTTAAAGTTGTATCACTATCACTAAACGTGCCACCTTCGTTTATTGTTGAAGTTGCAGCTGTTGGCACTGTTCCGCCCCAAGGTCCAACACCCCAACCGTATCCATAGGTTTGTTTTTGTGGACCTACTTTTGTAAAAAATTCTACAGTCGTAGAACCTCCTGTTGATACAGTTGCTCCTGCAGCAGCTGTTGATGTAATCGTAAATGTAGTTGTGCTTGGAACGGTCACCACCATAAATGTTTTGTCTTCAAAGTTTGATGCACTAAGCCCCGTTCCACTAGGCAGGGTTACTGAGTCTAATAAAATAATATCTTCAGCGGCTAATCCGTGTGCCGAGCCTGTTGTAACTGTTATAGAAGTTGACTCGTTTGTGGTTGCAAGTGTGCAGCTAGTTTGTCTTCGCGCTGCATCAAAAGGAGATATGTCATATAGCTGTCCCTCAAAATAAAGTAATAAAAATTTATCTGTCCCTAGTGCAACATATCTGTTCCCTGAATTATCTAAGAAGGGGTGTTGACTTCTAACAACACCAACTATGCTTTCGTTTACGAGAGATGACCATCCACCAACTTTTTCTGGTAACCCATATCTAAAACGCACGTTATCACTATCAATCCAACGATTCTCTGCGCCCTTGGTTGTATTTTGTTTATCTATACCTGGTTGTATTTGTAGTTCAATAAGAGCCATGTAAACCTCTTACGTTCCAGCAAAGTGCTTCTTTACCCAACCTTTTGTTGAATTTGCGTATACAAGTGTAAAACTTTGTCCGTTTGTGTTGACAGTTAAGTCACTAGCTGAACCTTGTATTGGTTGACTGTTTCTGGCAATCGTTAAGTTGTTAGAGTTAAAACTAAGTTTACCGTCTAAGAAGTGCACCTCGTTGCCAACAGCCGGACTCGCAGGTAGTGTGACTGTTACTGCAGCTGCACTTGTATCTACAATCACTTGGTCACCGTTTACAGCTGTATATGCACCTGTTGTGGTCACATAACCCTTTTGTGTAATACCTGTAATTACGTTTGTGCCATCTACGATTACAAGCATCGTAGATCCAACAGGCATTGTTACACCTGTGCCTGAACTTGTTTTAATTGTTATTGTATAATGATTTGTTGTTCTTGTTGTGCCATCAATTACAAGGTATGTTTTTTCACAAGAATCAGGAAAAATTAAACTTCTATTTGCAGTTAAAGACCCTGTTAATTTTATAACTTTATTACGACCATCAGAAACAGCACCGTCACTAATAGCTGGTGTTTGATTACCTGATGCTAAACTAAGCTCAATATAACCACCAACAGCTTGTTCGACCATGTCAAGATTAGTGTTTGTAGTCGTACCCCATAAACCGGCTTTTTCACCGGTTGTCATTTTTTCAAGTTTTAGTGATGTAGAAAATGATGATGCCATAATTATTTATATCCTATGCTGCTACGTTTGTCCATGTTTGGCTAGCGTTCAAGTTTATATCATTCCAAGTGACAACACCAGCGCTAGTTGTTGTTATTGTTAAAGAACTACCTGTAGGCACAACCACACAATCCGCTGTAATAGTGACTGTTCCGCTACCAACTGTACCAAGAACTGATCCGCTTGGCTCCGCTGTGGCTGCCGCTGTTGTTGTAACACTACCGACAGATACGGTGACAGAATTACCTGTAACTGCGAAGTTTGCATCTCCGCTAAGTGTTACATCACCGATTGCCGCTGTGGCAGAACTACCATCTACAGTTACAACCGCTCCAGCTGTTACTGTTACAGAACCTGTAGAGCCTGTAACCGCGTTGCCCGTTACGGCATGCTCGGCAACACCACTAATGGTAACGTCACCTATAGATACAGTTACCTCGTTACCAGATATAATGATAAAGTTTTCATCATTACCTGTGCTGGCAAACGTTGTTGCTGCAAACGAGCGAACGCCAAACATTAGACGTCCTTAACGTTAGATAGTTCGCTATTTGTTTTTAAGTCTGCGTATGCAAGTTTAATGGGGTTGTCTGTTGCATCTAAGCTGTAGTCAATTTTAAAGTGATCTACATGACGATTAGATATACGCATGGTTTTTTCTTTAATTTCATCATCACGAGTGTCTTTATCTTTATAGATTAAAACATCATAGACTAGTTTCCAATCATCACCCATTTTTTTAACATACGTTTCAGTCACTCTTACATAAGCATCCGTAAGTGCTACTCCATCATGTGTTGTCATATTTGCTGTTATTGCCATAGTTTTCTCCTTAATTCAGTAATTTTATATCATGCTTTTCAAGTATTGCATCTGCTTTGTCTTCACCTAATGCTTCTTTTGCCATTTCATATACAGCCTCTGCTAGTTTTTGGTGTTTCTCATATTGCTGCCAAATAGCACCATTATGTAGTCTTTGAAAGCCTGTTAATGATACTAACGGAGGTTCACCATTTTCACTAACACCTATTAATTGTGCGTCTTCTAAAGTTTTTTTGTTGTACTTAATATATTGGTCAAACTTAGAATCAATAATTGTAGCAGGATTAGCTATATACTTATCGTAAGCACGAACCAATTGAGCATCTTCATAAGTATCATATGCACCTTGGTCTGCACCATCATAATAAATATCACCGTCACCTTTTACAATAAACTTAGTGTTACTGTTTGCAACTACAAATAAGTTAGCATCAGCACTCATAGCTGTTCTACTTGTTCCGCTTTTTAATAAGGCTTTCATATGAATATTACCAATGGCATTAGTTGTTGTAGTGGTGTTTTCATTAGTAGCTGTTGACTCTTGATAAAAACCGTATACATCCTCTGTAAATGTTCTAATTTGTAAACCACCAGCGTCAGCGTTTAATTTTTTAAACTCAGCAAAAGTGTCTGTTTCTGTTTCACCAGTTATACCGTGTGCAATGTCAGAAGATTTAAAAGTTAAAATTTTTGCATCATTTGCGTTTTGATCTAAAGTAAGACCGCCAGCATCACAATCGGCTGCATCTTCACCGCCTGTAGATAATTTTCGAGATGAGTCTGTTCTTAAAAATTCTAAGTTACCTGCCTGAAAGACCATAGTGTTAGCACTATGATCGTGAACAATTCTACCTGAAGCAGTATCATCAGGATCAGAAAAATATAATCCCCCAGCTTTATCGTTTGGAGTTGCTATTGTTATACCTGCGTGATTGTCATTTTCTATAACTAAATCATCATTATTACTATCAATAGCTGTATCTCCACTGTCTGCCGTTTTTACATGTAATGTTCCCATTGGTGCGTTTGCAGATTCACCAATACCTACCTTGTCATTACCACCATCAACGAATAGCATATGAGTGTTACCGTTTGATTCGATGCGAAAATCTTTGTCCGCACTTGATTCGTTAAATACGAAAGATCCACCATCAAACGATACATCACCCGATGTTGTTATGGCTATGTTGGATGCTAGTTTATCTCCTGTTACAGACCCATCAGTCGGTGTTACCGTCCCACCATTATCTGAACCCAGTAGCACTGCAAAGAAACTTGTGTTAGCAGCAGGTGCTGTTGTAAATGTTAATACGCTACCCGATACTGTAAAGTCTGTGCCTGGGTTTTGTATCACACCACCAAGAGATAGGATGATCTGATTAACGTCACCCACAGTTACGTTCTGTGAGTTGACCTGCATAGTGTGTGTAGTGTCAGAACCATCAAAACCTGATGATATATCATCAAGCTGTCTGTATGCTCCACCTAAATTTTGTCTTCCTATGTATGCCATTAATCGGCCTCCTCTATCGTGTTACCTTCTGCTACCCACTCTTGTATCATTTGATAATGTCTGTTATCAACATCGATAGGCACCGTGTATTCTTGACCATCCATTGTCAATTGTATTGATGAGTTAACATTATCAGGTCCGTTTTTATTGTATTTACATTTTGTAATATTACCATCAATCATAATTAAAACTCCGCATCGTTATCTATGTATGCCGTAGCATTGTTGTGAATTAAATTTCCAGCTCTACCTGCTGTTAATCCACTTGAAACAGTTGCATATATCATCGTTGATTTAAAAGAAGGTGCAACTCCATCTGCTTCTAGTGCGACTCCTGTTGTTGTAGTAGTTGACCCTGCGTGTTGCACTCTAAATTTATCAGCTCCACTTACAGAACCTGTTGGTCTAGCTCTCATTAAAACAGGAAAATCATACTGACCATCAAATCTTGTGGTTGTGTTGCATTGTCCAGCAGCTATAGAACCTGTTGCACCCACACCTGATGTATACAAGTTGTCTCTAAAAAAATATCTCAAGCATCTTTGTAACTGAATATCGAAAGGTAAATATTCAAAGTCTGTAGCTTGGTCTCCCACTTCTATTTGTAATCCTGTTATAGACCAATGATTATCTGTGCTTGACATCATATTAGTTTGGTTTGAAGTAGCAATACCACTTGTAGCCCAGGTATCATTAGTTGCGTGATAGTTACTACCTGCGTTAAGCAGAAAATAAAAATGCATACCTTGTCCATTATCATTGGGTATAGCGCCATTGGAGCTCGTTATAAGTGATGTGCCACCTGCTGTTGGGCTAAATGTTAAAACTTTATGCTCCCAAGTATTACTTGCATTTATAGTGTATTCTTTTGGATTATAGTAAGTCGTGCTGTCACTTTTTGCTGCAGTTAAAATAAATGTGCCAGTTTGATAAGATCTAACCCAAAACGAAACTGTTAAACTTTTTGCTGCACTTGTGCCATAATTTAA